TGCGCCCCTTGCAAGCGGTGACGCACAAACGCGACATCGCGATCGAAGTGGGCGGAGGATTCCCGCAGTACATCTCCGCCTTTGCGACCAATTATGCGACGATCGGAACTCAGTATTTCGGGCTGCAAGGCACGAACAACACTGAGATCGCGGAAGCGCAGGCCGACATCCAAAAGGCGCTCTATGAGACCTATATCTGGGCGATGGCGATGACCATTACCTGGGCAGATCTCGAGCGTCTCAACACGGCGCGGCGCAGCGGTATGCCCCCGCCGATCTCGTTGCAGGAAATGTACGAGGAGGCCGTCGACACCAACTGGGTCAAAGCACTCGACTTCGTTGTGTACGCCGGTTTCCTCGGGCAGCCTGGGCTCATCACCAATCCGAATATTCCGGAGTATGTCGTGCCCAAGGGCGCGGCTAACTCAACCACATGGGCAAGCAAGACGCCGACCGAGATTCTGTTCGACATGAACAACTCGCTTAACCAGGTGGTCGAGAACTCCGGATACGACATCCAGGAAGCGATGCCGGATTCGCTGCTGATCCCGTACAGCCAATTCGCCACACTGAGCGAGCCGATGACCATCGGCACGTCCATCGTGGCCCAGTCCACTATCTCCTACATCGAGAAGGAGTGCGTGGCCGCAAAGAACGGAATCAATTTCAAGATCAACTCGCTGCCGAACCCGTGGATTTCGGGACGGGGCTCGGGCAATACCGCAGCCGCAGGGCTGCCGGGCAATGGTCTGGATCGGGCGCTGTTCTACAAGAACTCGAAGAAGTCGCTCTATCTGAAGATTCCGCAGCCGAAGAAGGTGATGTTGACAGTTCCGACGATGCAATCCGGTGGCGCTTATCAAACGGGCTTCATGGGCTGCATCTCGCAGGTCATCTTCAAGCGGACGCAGACCTCGATCTACGCGGACGGCATCTAGTTCGCGGAGGGAGCGCAACAGCATGGCAGGGCTTCAGAAATGGAGCCCTGTCTCGCGCATAATTACAGCATAATTATGCCGTAATTATGTTCTGACAACTCGCCCCGAAAGGGAGAAGGGAAAGCCATGTATATCTACGTCACACGGACCAAGCTCTTTCTTCACAACCTGTTCGTGAAGCCGAACTCGACCAGGCCGGTACGGTTCTTTGCACCGCGCAGCCCGCAGCGCATCGAGGCTCCGGATTGGATCAAGGAAACCGACACCTACAAGATGGGCATCAAGGACGGCAGCATTGTCGATCTGACGCCAGCGGCTCCGGCGCCAGCGAAACCGGCCGCGCCTGCACCAAAGCCAGCGCAAAAGCCAGCGCCAGAAAAAGAAGCAGATCCCGGAAAGAGCGCCGGTTTGCAGGGCTAAAACCGATAGAAAAGGCGGAAGCGGATGGGTGCGTACCAGGGAACTCAGGGATGGCCTGATCTCAATCAATTCGTCAACGAAGCCTGGGGATGGGGGCCGGAGGTTTCTCAGTTCTTTCCCACCGCCGTAGGCTTCGTTTTCGGAACGAATCCGCCTTACTATCTCGACGACTTTCTCGCGGTGTATCCGAAATTCTTTGGCCCGCCGAGTCTGGTTTCCGGAGCCACGCTCACAGCCGGATCGAAAACCGTTGCGCTCGTGAGCACAACCGGTCTTGGACTCGGGCAGTTTGTAGTTATTCCTGGCGTGCCAAAAGGCACCGTCATCACTGGTATCGGGCTTGGCCAGATTACGATCTCTAACCCGGCGCCAGCAGCCGCGAGCAACATCGCTTTCAATGCCTACGAAACGCCGCCGATCCCGCTCGCGATCATTCAGCTTTACCTGAACCTGGCGGCTGCATCTCTGATGCAAGCGAGATGGGGACAGACCTGGCTTGTCGGCATGGCTCTTTTCATCGCGCACTACTGCACGTTGTACGCCAAGTCCGATGCGGCTGAAGTCACATCGCTTGTCCAGTCCTACATTCACACAGAGGCACCGCAGGGCGCGATACCAGGGACCGCTTACACCTTGAGCGCGGCGCCGCCGTCCGGCGTGCTGCAGGCGCTCTACAAGAATGGGCTGTTCCTGACGCCTGGCGTCGATTACACGCTTTCCGGAGCCACGGTAACCCTTACGTCTCCGACAATCTCCGGTGACAAGCTGCAGGCGACCTGGCCGCTGCAAATGTCTGTCGAGACGCAGGGCGTGCCGTCCACGGCGCAGTTGGCCGCGCAAGGGTTGATGAACGGCATTCTAACTAGCAAGTCTGTAGGCGATGCGTCCGCGAGCTATACCGTGCTCGATGAGCAACGCGGATGGGGAACCTCCAGAACGACGATCTACGGAGCGCAGTTGGTCGACTTCGCGAAGGTGATCGGATCTGGGCCGGCTCTCATCTGGTGATGCAATGCAGTTTCCCAAAATCACGATCGGACGCAAGAGCCAAAAAAAATCTTTCGACCAGGGCATGGCCAAGATCAAAGGCATGGCCAGCTATGTCGGGGTGACGGCGAAAACGTCCAGCCGCAAAGGACAGAAGATCAACAATGCGGAATTGCTTTTCATTCTGAGCAAGGGATCCCCGATCCGCAAGCTTCCCGCTACGCCCTGGCTGGAACCGTCAATCGCTGCGGATGGCAACAGAGAGCCGATCGCCAATGAACTTGCGGCGATGAGCAAGGCGTGCCTCGATAATAATCCGAAAGAGGCAATGGCGAGATTGCGCAGGGCTGGTACAGCGGGGCAGAATGCCGCTCAGTCCTGGCCCATGGACGCGCGCAACGGATGGCCGGAGTTGAAAGACAGCACCAAAAAGTCCAGGCTAAGGCGGATGAAAAAAAAGGCGCGTGCGGCATTCGCTGTGGCCCAAATGGAATATCTGGCCGGTGTGGGCCCGAACCCATTTACGCGCAACGTCGATACTTCGGCGCTCTTGAATTCGATTACTCACGTCGAGAGGGAAGAATGACAACCACGATCAACGATGTCAATGTGACCAATGGAACGGCCACAACGCCAGCGGCTGCGGATAACAGCACAAAGATTGCGACCACGGCGTTTATTAAAGGGTTGATCCAGAGTTCTCCGGGCGCTAACGGGTGGGTGTGGATTGGCGACATTCTTGTACAGTGGGGAAAATGTGCCATCTTTGCGAAGTTTGGCTATCCAGCCAACGCGCAGGCATTCCCGATGCCATTTCCCCATGCGTGCTTCGTGGTGATTATGGGGAATATAGAAATAAATGGGCAGAACAGCTCCCTCGCGTCGGTCGCGGACCCGCCCCCTAATCCAAGCGGATTTAATTGGGTGCTATCGGCCTCGGGGTCCATTAACGGATACGCCGCACCTTACTTTATCGCGATTGGAAACTGAGCCATGCTCGATCTTTCTGACGTCGTAGCCGACGTTGATCTCCAGGCTCCCAAGCCGTTCACAATCCTGCGTTCGACCGGCCAATTTGTGTTCGGAGGTTTCCAGTCGAGCACTGTTTCAATATCGGCCTATGGTCCGGTACAGCGGGCAACCGATCGCGAGATTCAAATGCTTCCGGAAGCCGATCGCGTGAGCGGCATCATGGCTTTCTGGTGGACACAGCCAATCTATGGCACGCGCGGCGCGGCGCCGCTACCGTCGACGCATGGTGAGGTTCCGGCCGGAGCGATCCCTGGAACCAACTACACGCTTTCCGCGGCGCCGCCAGGCGAAGGCGTAACGCTCTTCAAAAATGGTGTAGCTCTTTCACTGGGATCTGATTATGCGATCTCGGGAAACGCAATCACTTTGACGGTAGCGACAGAGAGCGGCGATAAGCTGTACGTGACCTGGCCGGTAGAAGCTTTCGTAGGTCAGAATGCAGCGGACATCCTGGTTTACGAGGGCGAACAGTACCGCGTGCTCGCGGTGAAACATTACCCTGGGAGCGGTTTTTTCAAAGCGTTAGGAACGCGCATGTCGGCTATTTGATCTGCGATGCGATAGCGGTTCGCGGATTTCGCCTCTCTTCCAGGTATGCGGGCAGGAACCGTAGATTCCTTTTGCGCTGTTGCAGTTGAAGCTAAGAGGCTGAAGGATGCCTTTCGGCCAACCTTTCCTGCGGAGTGCAAGCAGTTCGGTATAGCCGGTCTTGTGCGCTTGTTTGCGCCCGTCGATGTGGTCGATAGTAAGGAATTCGATTCTAGTTTC